GTTTTTTAATAGCGCAAGAACACCCATGACCCCCCTTGGTTTAAATACCCCCGAAAACGGCTCTAAACGGCACTACAGCGACGATAACGACTAGACTTGACTCATATGACCTCAATAGCCCTAGAAACGCCTGAAACGCCCTTGCAGGGGGTTGTGGAGCCTCGTGTTTGGACTCAAAGCCCAGATTTACCCAGTTACGGCATTGATTTCATCGAGTTCTGCGAGTCAATCGGGTTTAAATTGCTTCCCTGGCAACAATTCTTGGCGCATGAGATTTGCAAGGTCGATGAGAATGACCGCTGGTGGTTCAAAGAGGTCGGGGTGATAATCTCGCGGCAAAATGGTAAGTCTACATTTATGCAACTGATGATTCTTTGGCGCATGTTTGCTCTCGGCCAGAAGCTCCAAGTCCATACGGCTCACAAGCTCACAACCTCGTCTGAAATCTTTTGGAAGATTGATGACACTATCCAGAGCTTTGCTCATTTGGCTTCTCAGTTCACAAAGAAGTATGAAACCAAAGGATCACAGGAAATCAAACTTGCCGGAGGCCAGCGTTACCTAGTTCGAGCCAATAACTCGGCGGCTCGTGGTATCGCAGCGCCTGACACTATCTATCTCGATGAAGTACGCGAATACAAGGACGATGAAGTTTGGTCTTCTCTTCGATATACCCAGATGGCAACGCCTAACCCACAGGCTTTAATCTTTTCAAACGCAGGAGACCAGCACTCGATTATTCTCAACCGTTTGAGAGAACGTGGGCTTGCTGCAGCTGCAGGAGCAGATGACCGAATCGGTTGGTTTGAGTGGTCGGCTGAACCTGGTTGCGATATTCGTGATCGTAAAGCCTGGGCGCAGGCAAACCCAAGTCTCGGCTACACCATCAGCGTCGAGAATCTAGAGACTGCCATGAGCGATGATGAAAGCATCGTGAGAACAGAACTTCTCTGCCAGTGGGTTTCAGTAGTTAACCCAGCCATTAGCGCAAGCAACTGGGCTGCCGCTGGAAACCCAGACCTAAAGTTAAATAAAGAGCAAGATACTTGGATGGCTATCGATCTATCACCTGATAGACGAGAAGCTGCATTAATTGCGGCTCAACAGATTGGGGAAGACATAAATGTCGTACTTCTACAAACATGGACGAATCCAGTCAACCTGGATGCAAAGCAAATTGCGAACGACATTGCTGGTTGGTATCGAAAGTATCCAACGCAGACCATTGCTTATAGCCGTCAGACATCGGGGGCTGTGGCGGCTTTACTTACGCCAGCAGGAATTGCTACTACGCCTATTGATGGCGCGGTTTATGGTCAGGCTTGCGATGAGATGCTTTCCGCAATTACCAGTGGACGCCTACATCACCCAGACCAAGATGAATTCAATCGACAAGTCCTCTCAGCTGTAAAATTGCCATTTAAAGATGGCGGCTGGTATCTAGGACGTAAGGTTTCAAACGCAACAATCTGCGCAGCCGTTGGTATGGCCATGGTTTGCCACTTTGCGACTCGCCCAGAAACCGAAGTGGATATAATTATCGGTTAAGTTGAAATTCCTGTATAATTTATGATAATGGGAATCTTAGACATCTTCAAAGCCTCCGCCCCAGTTGAAAATACTGTGGACGTTGAGGCTTCATTGCAACCTTTCAACGTGTTCTATCCTTTCGGAACAATCGGGGCAGGCACTGTTGTAGCTAATCCGCAGGAGGCTATGTCCGTACCCTCCGTGGCTCGCGCCAAAGGAATTATTTGCTCAACAGTCGCCTCGCTCCCCAAAGAGCAGTATGTCAAATCAACTGGCGCACACCTAGAGCCAAACCGTTGCATCAATCAACCAGATCAGCGAATTCCAGGTGCGGTTGTCTATTCATGGCTTTCATTTGATATCTGGGCGCGTGGCGCAGGCTACGGCATCATTAATTCACTTTATGCAGATGGCCGTATTCAAGACTGGTCTTACGTTGCTTATGATCGCGTAACACCGCAATTCAATAGCAACATGACAGAGATTACTGGCTACATGGTTGACGGACACACAGTTCCGCTATCTGGCGTTGGTTCCATCATCTACTTCCCTGGTCTCGATGAAGGTTTCTTCAATCGCGCAGGTCGCACCATCCGTGCTTGCATGTATATGGAACGCGCAGTTGAAAAGTACGCAAAGACACCAGTGCCGGCAACTATCTTGAAGTCAACAGGTGCGAACTTAACTGCAGAGCGTATTAAGACTCTTGTATCTTCATTTAACCGATCACGTCAAGATGGCGATTCAACTGCGTTTCTCAATGCAGACATTGACATCGAAGTTCTTGGCTTTGACCCTTCTAAGTTGCAACTTGCAGAAGCTCGCCAATACATCGCATTGGAAATTGCTCGCGCAGCAGGCATCCCTGCTTACTTTATCTCTGCAGAGCCAAACTCAATGACTTATAGCAATGCTATTTCAGAGCGTAAGTCACTCGTCGACTTCTCTCTACGTCCAGTGCTAATCGCTATCGAACAGCGCCTTTCACAGCCTGACTTCGTACCAGCAGGAACGGTTATTCGCCATGATCTAGATGATTTCCTTCGTGGCGACCCATTGCAGCGCGCTCAGGTCTACGAGATTCTAAACCGTATCGGTGCAATGTCAGTAGAACAAATTCAAGAGGAAGAAGACCTAATCAACAATGGAAATTAATTTCTCAATGAACGTAGTCGCAGCAGATGCGGCAAAGCGTGAAATTACTGGCCGTGTAGTTACCTGGGGCGAAAAGGGTTACACATCAGCAGGCGAAACCGTGTTCGAGCCAAACTCAATCGAGTTCGGTAAGAAAACAAAGCTACTTCTAGAGCATGAGCGCACACGCCCTCTAGGAACTCTCAAGAGTTATGAAATTACACCTCAGGGTGTCGATGCCGTATTCCACGTTGCAAAAACAAGCGCTGGTGAAGATGCCTTGGTCGAGGCAAGCACTGGATTGCGTGACGGATTTTCAGTGGGTGTAAAAGTTGACTCATGGAATAACAAAGATGGCGTAATGCATATTACAGCTGCAAAACTAATCGAAGTTTCGCTGGTAACAGATCCAGCGATAGATTCTGCCCGCGTTTCTGACGTTGCAGCATCTGAAAACACAGAGGAAGTTCCAACCGTGGAAGTTCCATTAACCGAAGGAGAAGGCCTAGTGTCTGAAACCACTTCAGAGGCAACAACAACCGAAGCGGTTGAAGCCTCTAAGCCAGAAGTAATTGCTGCAGCACCAGTTGCACCAGTTGCATATTCAAAGCCTCGCGTAAACACTGACGTAACAGCAGGACAGTACGCAATGGCACAAATCCAGGCATCACGCGGCGACGCAGATGCTCGTGACCTTGTAGCAGCGCTACAGGTTGCAACAGTTGCAGAGAACACAGGAATGGTTCCTCCAACATACCTCCGCGATGTAATCGGTGTTATCGATGCATCACGTCCATTTATTGATTCAATCGAAACAGCTGCACTTCCTGCATCTGGCATGAAGATTTTCACACCTAAGCTCGGCGCACAGGCAACTGTTGCACTTACAGCTGAAGGTGCAGAATTCTCATCAACAGACACTGCCGTAACCTTTCAAGAGGATTCTGTAGTCAAGTTCGCGGGCGCTGGAAAAATTGATGTAGAGCTTCTTGATAGAAGCGACCCATCTTTCCTAGACCTCTATCTTCGTGAGTTGGCAGCAAGCTACGCTCAGAAGACAGATGCATACGCTGCAAACATCGCTGCACAGAACTCAGCAGCATCAACAGGTTCAACAATTTACAAGTCTATCGCAGACGGAATTGCTGACTCATTTGGCGTAATGCGCAGGACACCTAACCGTCTCCTAGTCGCTACAGGCGGCGGAGAAGGCGGAATTGACTTCTCAGGTCTTCTTGGAGCAGTCGACTCAACAGGTCGTCCAATCTTCGCAGCGGCTGCACCACAAAATGCTAACGGCCTTATTTCACAGGGTTCAACAGCAGGAACAGTTGCTGGTCTTTCACTCGTAGTTGATCCAAACTACACAGGTAACGATGCAGGCGCTAAGTACGCACTCGTCTACCCATCAAACGCTATGCGATTCCACGAAAGCGCAAAGATTGAACTTCGTGCAAACGTAGTCGCAAACGGACAGGTCGAAATCGGCCTTTACGGATATGCAGCAGTAGTTAACCGCTACCCAACTGCTTTCCGTTACCTCTCAGTAGCGTAACCCTTAATCGTGGGGGGCGGCTGCTCCCGGTCGCTCCCCACCTCACAATAGAAAGCAGGAGAAATGCCCTCAATAATCACAGTCGCCCAGTTGCGTTCCGTGCTTGGCGTTTCTTCTGCTCTCTATAGTGACGCTTACTTAGCAGACATTATTGACACAAGCGAGCAAGTAATCTTGCCGCTTCTTAACACTTTTTCATCACCAATTTCTAAGGTGAAGCTAGAAAGCAATGTAGCGACATATACCACCACTTTGGTGCATGAATTTACAGAAGGTTCGAGCGTAGTCATCACAGGATGCGGCTCACCTTTCAATGGCACTTTCACAGTGCTTGACACCGATCTAACAGACTTTACTTTCCAGGCATCAATTACAAACGCAGACATTGATGAAAAGAACATCATCCCAGCAGGCACTGCAACCCTTTCTGGCGCTTCTACTTATGTAGGCGTTTCAGCTGTAGAAACTGCAGTTACAATCGTGTCAGTTGAAGTATTCCAATCAATCACAGCGCCAGGTGGACAAATTGAAGGTGTGGACTTTGCTCCAACACCTTTCCGCATGGGTCGTAGTCTTTATAACCGCGTGTCAGGCCTTCTTGGTGGCTACGTTGACGTGGAGAGCATCGCACAGTGACTGCATCCACAATCCTTTCAGCAGTACGTCAGCCATTAGCTACAGCGCTATCGGGCGTTACCGCTAACGTCTTTTCATATGTGCCAGAGCAGATTCCTGCTCCTGCTGTAGTTATAGTTCCAGATTCTCCATATATGGAATTCGAAACCATTGGCAAATCAGTCTTTCGCACTAAATTGAATTTCACAATCACCTGCTGCGTTGCCTATAACAGCAACCCTGCAAGCCTCGATAATATCGAGCAATTAATCACAAGTGTTGTAACCGCTATTCCTACGGGCTATGAGGTTGCAGCGGTCGAAAGACCAACAGTTACACAAGTAGGCGCTGGCAACTTGCTGGTCGCAGATATTCGCGTGAGTACCTACTACACGCAGACAAACTAAGGAGACAAAGTGGCAACTACAGTTATCACAGGTCGCGACCTAACTCTGACCATCGCATCAGCAGCATACGATGCTCAGGCTACCAGCGTGACTCTTACAAACACCCCAACTATCGACGTGTATCAGACACTCGATGGCAAGGCATACAAGCACACAGACGATCAGTGGGAACTCGCAGTAGAGCTTCTTGCTGACTGGGGCGCAGCATCTTCACTCTTTGAAGCAATGTGGGCAGCAGCTGAATCAGCACCTAACTCAACTCTTGCAGTCTCATTGACAGCAGTTACAGGAGCAGTATTTACTTGCAACGTGCTTCCAGTGTTCCCATCAGTCGGTGGAGCAGCACCATCTGCACAGACAGATTCATGGACTCTCACAGTCGTGGGAACTCCAACAGAAACCTTCAGCTAAAAAATAGAACGGGAGCAAAGCAATGAAAAAAGAAATCACAATTTCATATCAGTCGGGGGATACGGCTACTTATGTAGCCTATCCACCTGATTTTGCTAAGTGGGAAATGGCTACCAAAAAGGACATCTCTCAATTCAACGGCATGTACGACATCTTATTCGTAGCGCATAGCGCGATGAAGCGAGAAGCCGCAGGTAAGCCTGTTAAGCCTCTTGAAATCTGGATGGAAAGCATTGTTGATCTTGAAGTCGGAGTTGATAACCCAAAAGCCATAGAGTCGGAAGCATAAGTCGGCTTATAGTCGAATTAGCCATAGCGACCCAAATCCCTATGAGCGAATGGACAAGTGCAGAAGACATTTTAACGGCTATAGAGATATTGGAGAAGCGCAATGGCAAGTGAAGCAATCACTTATGACAAGCGTGAACTCCGCGGCGTTATTCAGGCTTTCAAGGCAATGGATGACCAGGCAATCGATGAAGCTCGTAAAGAATCTTCTGCATTAGCAGAATATGCTTCTGAGCAAATCAAGAAAGCCGCTGGCACTCGTACCGTTTCAGGTATTGCAGCTCGCCGTATTGCTGATGGCGTTAAAGTCTCAAAGACTTCTAAGGTGGGCGAATTCTCTTATGGATTCGCTCGCCAGAAGTTCTCTGGTGGCGGTTCGACTCTTGACTTGCTATACGGCATGGAATTTGGTTCAAATCGTTTTAAGCAATTTCCCAATCGCACGCCAAATAGAGGTAGAGGCAATTCAGGTTATTTTATTTACCCTACTTTACGAGCAATCCAGCCTGAATTAATTAATAAATGGGAAGCGGCCTTTGATCGCATCTTAAAGGAGTATGAATAATGGCAGGTAATAGAACCCTTAAACTTTCCATTCTTGCCGACGTTGACGATCTCCGTAAAGGGTTAGGCCAAGCCGATAACGAAGTTCAAGGCTTTGGGGCAAAAATTGAAAAGTTTGGCAAAATTGCTGGCGCAGCTCTTTTATCAGTCGGAGTCGCCGCTGCGGCTGCCAGCGTTCAAATGGTTAAAAATGCTGCTGCAGATGAAGCGGCTCAACGCACCCTTGCTAAAACTTTAGAAAATACGACTGCTGCCACAAGAGACCAAATTGCCGCAGTTGAAGATTGGGTAACTCAAACTTCACTAGCAAAGGGTGTCACAGATGACGAACTTCGCCCTGCATTGGCCCGCTTATCTCGAAGCACTAAAGATGTAGAAGAATCACAAAAACTCCTTAACCTTGCCTTAGATATTTCTGCAGCAACAGGCAAGCCATTAGAAGCCATTGCAAATAGCCTTGGCAAGGCTTACGACGGCAACACTAACGCATTGGGTAAACTTGGCCTTGGTATTGACCAGTCAATCCTAAAAACAAAAGATTTTAATCTAGTTTATGAAAATCTTCGTACTTCATTCAGAGGATTTGCGGATCAAGAAGCAAACACATTTGAAGGAAGACTCCGTAGGCTTCAGATAGCCTTTGATGAAGGCAAGGAAACCATTGGTAGTTATATTCTAACTGCCATTACTCCGTTCGTTGAAGTAATTGTTGAAAAGGTAGTACCTGCTATTTCTGAATTTTCAGACAATATCGGCAAAAACCTTGGCCCTACATTTACTACATTTTTTGACATAATTAAAGCAATCGCTATTCCTGTTATCGAAGGCCTGAAATCAGCCTTTGATAAAGTCAGCGAAGCAGTCAGCAAGAATAAAGATGGTCTCAGTGATGCAAAAGACCTGTTTATGGACATTTTCACCTTCGTTAAGAACTACCTAGCGCCAGTTATTGGAACAGTCCTAAAAATCGCTCTAGAGGCCGTTGGAGGCGTTTTAGCAGGCTTGATTACAGGCTTCTCTAAACTGGCTTCATTTATTGCCAGCGTGGTCGATAGAGTAAAAGATTTAATTGATTTGGTACGTTCAAATCCTTTGGTTAGGGGTATTGGTTCAGTTATCGATAATGTGTTCGGTGGAGGTCGCGCAGCTGGTGGCCCAGTAAGCGGTGGAACAACCTATCTCGTTGGCGAGAAAGGCCCAGAACTCTTTACGCCTAATTCAAGCGGCGCAATCATTCCTAACGGCGCAGGCGGTTCAGGAACTACTATCAACCTCACCGTCAATGGTGCAATCGATCCAGAAGGCACAGCCCGTCAAATTGTAGACGTGCTCAATCGCGCTACTGCTCGCGGTGGCTCAGGCGCAGGAGCGTTTGCCTACTAATGACTCAATGGACACCAGAATGGCAAGTCACCATCAACGGTGGCGGCGATTATACAAACGTAACCTTATCTAATCTGACAATCACTTCTGGGCGTACTGATATTTATCAGCAAGCCTATGCTGGCTACTGTAATGTCCAAATCATTAATCTTGATGAAACTCCAATAGTCATGGACGTTAATGACCAGATTAACATTAAGGTAAAAGATTCAACTGGCACTTTCGTCAACCTTTTTGGTGGTTATGTCACCGATATTGACGTAGAAGTCAGCAATGCTGGGCGTAGTGGCATCAATGAGGTTATCTCAGTTATTGCCTTGGGCGCTCTTTCCAAATTGCCTAAAACCTTATTTACGGACGCTTTGGCTAAAGCCTTTGATGGCGACCAAATTTATACAGTGCTTTCCCAGGCTCTTTTTAATACTTGGAATGAAGTTCCAGCTGCGACAACCTGGGCTGGTTATGATCCAACTAAAGACTGGACAAATGCCGAAAATTCAGGTCTTGGTGATATTGACCGTCCAGGCAATTATGAACTTTATGCCCGTTCGGCATCTACGGTAGATATCGGCAGTTTGGTCAATGACTTGGCCACATCTGGCTTAGGCTATTTATACGAAGATTCTCAAGGCCGTATCGGTTATGCAGATTCAACCCATCGCGCACAATACTGGGATGCTAATGGCTATGTAGAACTGAGTGGCAATAATGCGCTTACCAGCGGCATTAAAACTTCAAAGCGTTCTGGTGATATTAGAAATAACGTAGTAATTACTTATAAAGCCAATGCTACTAAAAGCGCCACAGATGCCGAGAGTATTGCTAATTTTGGCCAGCAGTCTTACGAATTGACTACATCGCTAGAAAACGGCACAGACGCTCAAAGCCAAGCTAATTTTTACCTAACTTTGAGAGCTTGGCCTGAGGCTCAATTCCGTTCAATTACCTTTCCAATCCAAAATCCTGAAATTGACAATTCTGACAGAGATAACCTTTTGAACATATTCATGGGTATGCCAGTTAATATCGTTGATCTTCCGGCCAATATCACTAATGGACAGTTCCAGGGCTTTGTCGAAGGATGGACTTTCCAGGCTTCGTATAACGGCCTTTTTGTTACCCTCACAGTTTCCCCACTGGCTTACTCGCTTCAGGCCTATAACTGGAATGACGTCAACGTGGCAGAAACATGGAACACAATAACATCAACCCTCGAATGGATAGACGCTACAATAGTGTCCTAATAAGGAGAACCAATGGCAACGACAACAACCAACTTTGGCTGGTCAATCCCTTCGGATACTGATCTAGTCAAAGACGGCGCAGCTGCAATGCGCACACTGGGCAACGCTATCGATACATCGATGGTAGACCTCAAGGGCGGCACATCTGGCCAAGTATTATCTAAGGCATCAAATACAGACATGGATTTCACCTGGGTTGCTCAGGATGACTCCAATGCTATTCAAAATGCTTTGCTCACAACTAAGGGCGATTTAATTGCAGCAACAGCAGCATCAACACCTGCCCGATTGGCCGTAGGAACAAATGGTCAAGTTCTTACTGCAGATTCGACTGCCGCTTCAGGCGTTAAATGGGCTGCGCTTCCTACAGCTTCGCCAACATCTGCTAACTCTTATGTAGCAACTGCTCAGACAACAACATCTGGAAGCTACACAGGCTTGGCAACTGCTAATGCGGTAACACTTACAACTGGTACAAAAGCCCTAGTCTTATTGCAGTCAAAGATTTCTAACAGCAGCGCAAACCAAACTGCTCGCGCATCTTTTGCAGTTTCTGGTGCTTCAACAGTTGCTGCAGGCGACAATAATGCTATTTATTACACACCTTATGCCGGTGGTGAAGGTGGAGCATTTGGCGGTTCTTTCTACCTCATAGGTCTTACAGCTGGTTCAAATACTTTCACTATGCAATTCCGCGTAGGTTCAGGAACTGGCACATTTGAATATCGTCAAATCACTGTAATAGATATGGGGTCTTAATAATGGCAATTACTTCTAAAGAAATTAACTTGGCTCAATTAGATGCAGAACTTGGTGGCAAGGGTCTAGTCGCTGATTTCAATGATCCAAAGAAGAAGGTCATTTTGGCTGCTGATGGTTCTGACGTAACCGAAGAACAGTTAACTGCCGCTATCGCCGCTCACAAAGCTGTAGATGAAGAAGCAGTCAAGGCTGCTGAAAAGCAAGCAATTCTTGACCGTTTAGGCATTACTGCAGACGAAGCTAAATTAATCTTGGCATGAGTGCAAAATTATGCAAGGCAGGGCAACAGCTTCGTGAACAAATCGACGATGCGTTCCCCGATAGAGATCGTAGTAGTGACGGGTGGATTGCCGACGCACGTCATGTTGCTGCAGGTAAGTCTGATCACATACCTTTTAAGGGAATCGTATACGCCATCGACGTTGACCGAGACCTTGCAGGTAAATCAGGCAAGCCAGACCTCATGCCTTATTTGGCAGATCAGATTCGTAAAGCGGCAAAAACCGATAAGCGAATCAAATACATTATCTTTGACGGACGAATTGCTTCGTCTATCTTGGGTTGGCGTTGGCGAGCTTACAAAGGATCTAACGCGCACAGGCATCATTGCCATATCTCTTTCACTACAAAAGGCGAGACGGATGGCTCGTTCTTTAATATACCGATGATAGGTGGAACCGAATGAACATGAAGAACCCAGTAGTCTTAACCGCAGGTGCTTTTCTTAGCGCTTGGGCTGCATCTAACTTTGCAGCTGATTACCGTTCAATTCTTTGGGCAGTGCTTGCTGGCGTCTTTGGTTACGCAACTCCGAAAAAGTGAGCGCGCCTGACCTTGCTGCTTGGATTGTGGGTGTTGTCACTGTTCTTGGTGGTATTGCTACATATACCCAATTCATGATTAAGCACTATCTTAGCGAGTTAAAGCCAAATCACGGTTCAAGCCTTAAAGACCAAGTTTCAAGATTAGAAGCGCGTGTCGATACCATAATCGAGTTGCTAGGAAGGTAACACTTATCCCATGGCAAGAAAACGACCAGTCATAGACTTAGACACTTACTCTGCTCTGGATGCTTACGCTATAGCGCTTAACGAGTATTACAAGTCATTGCGCCGTGCAGGTTTCTCTGAGACCCACGCATTTTGGTTGCTTTCAGATCGTGATAATTTTCCAGATTGGATTATCCCTAACTTGCCTAATCGAATCGATAATCTGCCCTACGAGGACGACGACGAGGACTAAATGACAGTCAAAAGAATTGCCTGGATTTCGGATATTCAAGCCCCTTTCTTTCATGAAGAAGCAGTCAAAAATCTAGGTAAGTTTCTCAGAGACTATAAACCTCACCAGACCATATGTATTGGTGATGAGATTGACCTTCCCCAGCTTGGGGGCTTTGCTCAGCCTTGGCAAGAGGTAGAAGGCAACATCGATGAAGATCGTAAATTAACTTTAGAAATTCTTGAATATCTTGGTGTCACCGACGTGGTTGGCTCTAACCATGGAGCCAGAGTCTATAAATCGTTATCACGTCGTTTGCCAGCATTTATGAATCTTCCAGAACTGCGCTATGACAAATTCATGGGCTACGATAAGGCAGGCATCAAGTACCATCCTAACGGCTTTGACTTTGCTCCTGGCTGGCACACATGCCATGGCGACGCCTTCCCACTATCTAACAAGCCTGGTCAGACGGCATTGAACGGCGCAATGCGCATGGGCAAATCAATCGTATCGGGGCACACGCATCGTCTGGGTTTATCAGCTCATTCTGAGGCCGCAGGAGGCCGATACGGGCGTATTGTGTGGGGTGTTGAGGTTGGCAACCTAGTTGACCTATCAAGCCCTGGAATGGGCTATACAAAGGGTTATGCCAACTGGCAAATGGGATTCGTTGTAGGCACTCTAATTGGCAAGCGATTTACGCCTGAATTAATTCCTATTGACCCTAAAGATGGTTCATTCGTTTACCAGGGCAAGGTCTATGGACGACCTAGACGTTGACATTAGGCGCACCCTAGATGACGCCGTTGATGAGGCAGAATTGTTACCAAACCGTTATCAAAATGTGCTAGTCGAGGTCGAACTCCCGTTGTAGACTCATCCCAAGAAGCCAGAACTACTGGTGGAAAGGGAGAAAATGACAGTTTTACAGCTTATCTTATTGGCCACTCATGGCCTCATTGGTGTTCTCATGTATAAGATGGGTCATCACGACGGACAGGTAGAAGGTCGCATCGAGCAGTTCCAGGC